GATGCTTACCCCAAAGGTGAAACAGCCGGCTGTTCCTGCTCCGGCGCCGTTGCCGTCACAACAACCGGCGCAAGGGTATAATCAGCAGGCACAGCAGCGAGCGCAACAACCTGCATACCAGCAACAGCCTGCGTATCCTCAAGTGCCACCGCCTAATGATTTGCCTTTCTAATGTATGGCAAAGGCTGTTTTGATTAAAAAGGATGGGGTAGTCACAATGGACAAGTCATTTGACTACCTCTGCTCTACATTACCGAATGGAACCTATGAACTCAATATAAACAGGAAGGTAGAGCCGCGTACTTTGCCGCAGAACGCTTTGATGTGGATGTGGTTTGCGTGCATTGAAAGGGAAACCGGCACGGACAAGAATGACGTGCACGACTATTATTGTAAAAAGTTTCTTCGGCGTAGGATCTGTATGAATGGAGAGGTGGATGAGGTATCCGGAAGCACGTCCAAATTGAATACGTTGCAAATGAAAGTCTTTTTGGACAAGGTTCAGGCGGATGCGGCAGCCGAATTTGGTATCAATTTACCATTACCTGCCGACAAGTACTACAATGACTTTATTAATGAATACCGGCACCGGTAAATATTAACTAATTTCTTTTTAAATATGGATTTAAAAATTTCAAAAGCCAAGATGGCCAAAAAGGGTTGTCTTGAGGTTGTTTATGCGGATCAGGAGGGGAACGATATTACGTTTAGAGGGATTAATCCCGTACACCATGATTTGAAAGAGTCACTGCGAAAGCTCATCCCTTTTATCGTAGACATAACGGAACAGAGAGAAGCCCAATATATAAATTGGGAGCGCCCGGAGTCATGTCTTGAGGATGAGTTTTTCAAAAAGTTCGATGTCACTGGGGTTACCATTGGCGGCGACTCCTCTTTTGCGGTTTGTACACTTACAGGGAAAAGGACATTGATGACAAACAAGGTGCTCAACATCAATTCTCCCGGTATCGGCTTTGACCCGGATAACGAGCAGTATGTGCATTGCGAGGAATACAGGGATGCCGTTTACAATTTCTTGTACGAAGCCGAATTATATGTAACGGAGAATAAATGCTCTGAAATCCAGCGGGAGTTTGATTTCAAAGAGGGGGATGATCCATTTGAGGAATCAGAGTCGACGGATAATGTTGACATGGAGAATGGGGGCGCCTTTATCCCGGAAGAGAAAACTGAATTAGCGTTAGAGACAGCTTCATGAAACCCATCTATGTGACTAAGACACCGAGTATGTACAGGATTCAGTTTGAATATCATCCGAAGTTGGTCGAAGTCATAAAGAGAATTCCAAGCAGGCCACGTTATGACGGGACAGACCGCGCGTGGCTTGTGCCAATTAATGATTTCCGTTATTCGGGTGGAAAGAATGCAGATTGGTATGTCCGGGCTTTTTCGCAATGGGCTGTTCAGATGCGTTTCTGTTCAACCGTTAAACGGAGGGATGTATCTGAAGAGATCAATTATGATATTCCACCGATGAAACCTTTTACCGGTGAGCATTATATGCTACTCCAACCTTACGAGTATCAGCTTGAGGGAGTACAGTATGCAATCGAACATAAACGTTGCTTTTTCGGTGACCAGCCCGGGCTCGGTAAAACATTACAGGCTATATGTGCAGTCGTCAAGGCCCATAGGGAAGCTGATATTCATGGTGACTCTTTTCCTGTACTGGTTATTTGCCCTGCGGCGCTTAAGGTCAACTGGCAGCGTGAATTCAAAAAGTTCGCAGGAATCAATGCGATTATACTCGATGATAAAAATCGGCAGTCCTGGCATTCTTTTTATGAGTGTAAAAAGACGGATGGCAGCCCGCTTTGTGAGGTATTCATCACTAATTACGAGTCGCTGAATAAGTACTTCGTAAGGGCTGTCAATAGAGAATCCAAGCTTACAATGAAAAGCATAGCTTTCGATCAGCGCATTTCACTGTTTAACTCTGTCATTATTGACGAATCGCATAAATGCAAGTCCACCAAAACCCAGCAAAGTAAATATGTCGAGGGGATTTGCAAGGGCAAGAGATATGTGTTCGCATTGACCGGTACACCTGTTGTCAACAATAATACGGATTTGATACAACAGCTAAAGATATTAGGCCGGTTAGAGGACTTTGGCGGTTATAGTAGATATGTGGAAAAATACTGTGATGGCCCGAAACAGGCATCTAACGTAAAGGAACTGAATTGGCGCTTATGGAATACCTGTTTCTTCCGTCGTGAGAAGTCGAAAGTGCTTGCCCAGCTTCCGGACAAGACTCGTCAGTACTTGACGGTTGATATCACTACAACAAAAGAGTACAAGGCTGCCGAGGGTGATATGGTAAAATACTTGAAAAAGTACAAGAGTGCTTCGGACGAACAAGTACAAAAGTCCATGAATGGTGCTGTTATGGTGCAGATGCAGCTTTTAAAGCAGATATCTGCAAGGGGTAAAATCAAGGCTGTCTGTGAGTTTGTGCATGATGTTATTGACGGGGGTGAGAAACTTATTCTGTTTGGCTACTTGAAAGAAGTCATAGCAGAATTGAAAAAGGAGTTCCCTAAAGCTGTGACGGTAACGGGGTCCGATAATATCAGTCAAAAACAGTATGCCGTTGACTCCTTTCAAAATAATCCCGATTGCAAGCTGATTATTCTGAACTTCAAATCGGGAGGTACCGGACTTACTTTGACGGCTGCCAGCCGAGTGGCGTTTATTGAATTCCCGTGGACGTTCAGTGATTGCGAACAGGCTGAGGATAGAGCACATCGTAACGGGCAGAAGAACAACGTTAACTGCTATTACTTCTTGGGTAAGGATACTATCGACAAGTATATGTATGATGTGATCCAGACAAAGAAGAACATAGCCAATGGTGTCACCGGAACGGACGATCAAGTGGAAGAGAATATGATAAATCTTGCAATGGACTTGTTCAAGGATAAATTATGAAGCCATACCGATTAATAGAGAACGGACGTAATACTCATATCCAGGAGTATCAGACACATTTATTGTTCGGTCCGGGATGGGTTACCATAATTTCCTTTGTTGGTTGCAGGAATAGATGTCAACAGATCGTAGACCTTCTTAATGAATGTCATACGATCTCAAATAAGAATCAGAAAAATGACTGAAGAAGATATAAAGATACAAGAAGCGAAATATTCTGAAACAAAGATACAGCATACATGTGTTGAATGGTTCAGAACTACATTTCCCCATGTTGCCGGATTGCTGTTTGCCATACCCAACGGTGGCACACGAACAAGGAAAAGCGGTTTCATGCGTAAATATGAAGGTGCCATAGCCGGTATTGCTGACTTGATACTGCTTTTTCCATGTGGCGGGAAATGTAGTCTTTGCATAGAGATGAAAACTCCGCGCATAAAAGGCAAGAGTGCAGGGAGACAGTCGCCAGAACAAAAAGAGTGGCAAAAACTGATTGAAAACAATGGTAGTGTGTATGTTGTCTGTCATGGACTGATTGAGTTTATTCGTAGTGTCTGTGATTACTTGAAAGCTGATCCACAACCGTACATAAATGACGTCTTACGGAATTATTATAAATTGATATGACCTATATTGAACTTATCAATAGATTTTGGGAACTTGACGAAAGCTGGCAATTTTCTTGCTGTGAAACGAGGCTTTATTTTTACTTGCTGAAAACAGCGAATCGTTTAGGCTGGGAGGATAACTGGACACGTAGTGATACAAAGGTGTCATCTGACGTGGGAGTGTCGGTAAAAGTATTCAAGGCCGCCCGAAATAGATTAGTTCAAGCGGATCTTATCGAATGTAAACAAGGTAACGGAAGAGGTAATAAATCAACGTATTCTATAAAAGGTATACAAAAAGGTATGCAAAATCTACCACCTTTAGGTACACCTTTAGGGCACCCTTTAGGGATACCTTTAGGTACACCTTTTAAAGAAAGGTCCCCCATACCCCCTAAAGAAGAATATAAGACAGAGACAAAGACAAAGAAAGAACCCCCTAAAGGGGGTAAGAAAGAAAGTAGCTCTGGCGAGCTTTTCCCACCCTCTGAATCGGAGAAACCTAAAAGGGCTACAAGAGAATTTGTGGCTCCTACGCTTGATGATGTTATTCAATACTTCATCAATCAAAATGCTCCGGAACGGTTAGGTGATTGGCAAGAGCAGGCAGAGATATTCTTCAACCATTTCGACTCGATAGGGTGGCGAAATGCCAATGGGGTGAAAATAGAGCGTTGGGAATCTAAGGCTAATCTTTGGATATTGGACCGCATCAAGGAAAATCGAAAGAAAAATGAATTTGACGCACAAGGAAGAAACTCGGATAGTGACCGCCAGAAGTTTGATGTCACTCGCGATCTCCAAGAACTTGACCAAAGGTGGAGGGCGGAGCACGGAATTGAGCCGGATGTTGGTTGACGGATACAGCCCTACGTCCTTTTGTGAAACTTATAGTCCGGATTTGCAATCTCGCTTGATGGTTGTCAAGTCTATTGCTGAATTGTCCGCTATTAATGGGTGCCCGAAACTTGGAGATGTGAGTCTCGCTTACGGAATAGAAGGGGCGAGGGCATGGCTGAAATGTCATTTGCTCAAAGTGAACGATTTTGTTGGAGCAAAGCAAAAACTGACAGACAATCAACTGTTCGACTTGAGCGACCAGATAGCTTGTGAGTATCCTTTCCTCAATATTGCCGAACTGAGCTGCTTTTTTGGACGTCTCCGATCAGGTAAGTATGAAGAGTTCTACGGATCGGTTGATCCTATGCAAATTTTGAAGTCGCTTGATACCTTTTGCCGGGATAGGAGAAGAGATTTGCTTAAGGCTGAACAGGCATTTGAAGCCATTCAAATGGAAAATCGCATAAAAGAATATGCCAACCATGCCATCCCCCTTGAACAATATCTTAAAAATCGAAATGGAATGATGAAAGTTACGATTTACTGGGTCACTAAAGATCCGGAAAAAATTGCTCGTATAAAAGAAAAATTCGGGATACCTGACTATATGAGCGTTAATGCCGAAACTCCTGCTGAAATTAAGGATGAAGATGTAGAGTTATTGCGTGAAACGGAGAGGCGGGGTTTTATTCAACTTCGTTTTAAGCCGGAATGAAAATGGCGTTAAAATGGCGAAGCCTCTGTTTGCTAAACTTGTCATTTTACGATAACTTTACTGATGCAATGAATTAAAAGTCAAACCAATAAATTTTTGAATTATGGAAGTACAAAACATTAGAATTGACCTTATCAGTCCTTCTCCTTTGAATCCGAGAAAGACTTTTGATGAAGCAGCTCTTCAAGAGCTTGCAGGTAACATTGAGAAACAAGGCTTATTGCAGCCTATCACTGTCAGAGTAGCCAAATCCGAAGATGTAACCGACTTGGAAACCGGTGATGTCGCAGCAATCCCTTGTTCGTATGAGGTTGTTTGCGGTGAGCGCCGTTTCCGTGCCGTATCACTATTGAAAGCAAAGGAAGATGAAGAGAATGTTGCAAAAATCAAGGCCCATCGAAAAAAGTCTGAAAAATTTCAAACAATCGCCTGTATTGTAAGGGAAATGACGGATGATGAAGCTTTTGATGCGATGATTACCGAGAATCTTCAAAGAAAAGATGTCGATCCCATTGAAGAAGCCTTTGCCTTTGCTCAACTCACGGAGAAAGGGCGCACTTTGGAAGATATCGCTTTACGTTTTGGCAAGTCTACCCGTTTTGTTTTTGACCGAATCAAATTGAACAATCTTATCCCGGAGCTAAAAATGCGTGTGAGAGACGGGGATATACCGTTATCTGGTGCAATGATATTATCCAAGTTGGACAAGGAAGCACAAATGGAATTTCATGAAGGCAATCAAAGTACGTGCAGTACGGATATGATTCGGCGGTTTGTGAGCAATTCATTTATGGAGCTTGATAGGGCTGAATGGATTAAGGATGAGGACGATGATTGGGGCAACGATGAATTTAAACCGTGTGCCCAGTGTGAAAACAATACCATAAATCATGGATGCCTGTTTTATGAGATGAATAACAAGAATGCACGTTGCATCAATCCGGAATGTTTCGATAAGAAGCGGATTGCTTATGTAATTCATAAGATTATGTCTGAAAGTGCCGACCTTGTTAAATCCGGGGAACCTCTTGCTTTCGGGAAAACGGTAATAATTGCCGGCACCCCCGAATCGTATTGGGGTGATAAGAGAAAGGCCTTATTTGAAAAAACAAAAGAGTCTATCAAACAGCTTGGATTTGAAATAGTCAATCCGGAAGATGTGTTCAAGGGGGTATGTTGGTATGCGGAAAATGATGAGCGTACTCAAAAAATGCTTGAGAACGGAGAGATTTACCGTTGTATCAGTTTTTGGGAATATTATAATCCCGAAGTGAATGTTAAGTATTACTATATCAGAAAAGAATTGGCTTCCAGTAATAGCGCTCTTGCTGACCCTAAAGATGTAGAGAGGGAGAAGATCAACGAAAAGTTGAAGAAGGCAAAGGACAAAGTGATTGAGAAGAGCGCTGAAACAATGAGAAAGTGGGCACAAGAAAAGCCCTATTATCAGCGCAATAAAGAGTTATCCGTTGATGAGCAAACCGTGTTTGATGTCATGATTCTCCGTAATTGCGGCAGCAAGTATTTGGAAACACTAAAACTTTCTACTTATAATAAAGAGTCTGATTTCGTTAAATACGTGAAGAACAATCAAGCAGATCGTAATCAATGGTATCGCGCTTTTATCGCTAACAACCTTTCAAGCAATGATGTGATGTTCTATCCCTATATGCAAAAATGCCAAAGGATTCTCTTTACAGAACAATATCCTGATGACTACGCTGAACTTGGTAAGCAGCTTGCTGCTTCTTTCGACAAGAAACAAAAGAGACTCAATGAGAGATTGAAAGAACTTGAGAACGATAATACAGAGGAAGCCTAATGGTTTCCTTTCTTATTTTTGACAAGTAGAATGAAAGACTATATAGAATTTTTAAAAAACAAGATGGCTATTAGCCACAATACAGGATTTGAAGTGAATCCGGATGAGATTACACCCTCTCTTTATCCTCATGTGAAAGATACAGTTCGTTGGGCGGTTACAGGTGGATGCCGTGCCATTTTTTCTAGTTTCGGTATGCAGAAAACCGTAACACAGTTAGAAATACTTCGTGTGATATTGAAACATAAAGGTGGTAAAGGTCTGATTGTGTGCCCTAAACGTGTTGTAACAGAGTTCTTGACACAAGCTGAACAACATTTGAATCTGAAGGTAACGTATGTACGCTGTATGGCAGATGTTTTGATATGCCCTACCGATATAATGATAACTAACTATGAGCGTGTTCGTGACGGTGAGAATGGAGTAAGAATAGAACCAGCATATTTTACTGTAACTTCTTTGGATGAAGCAAGTGTATTACGTGGTTTTGGAACAAAGACGTATCAAGAGTTTCTCCCTTTATTTTCTGATGTACCTTTTCGTTTTGTTGCTACTGCTACACCGTCCCCCAACAGGTACAAAGAACTTATTCATTATGCCGGTTATCTCGGAGTGATGGATACAGGGCAAGCCCTTACACGTTTTTTTCAACGTGATAGTACCAAAGCTAATAATCTAACGCTTTATCCACACAAAGAAAAAGAATTTTGGCTGTGGGTATCAACTTGGGCATTATTCCTTACCAAGCCATCTGACCTCGGTTACCCCGATACAGGTTATGAGTTGCCTGAACTTCGTGTACATGAAGAAGTCGTAAACGTAGATAATTCTACTGCTGGTATCGATCGGGATGGACAGGTAAAGATGTTCCGTGAAGCAGCTCTCGGTCTGGCTGATGCTGCAAAAGAACGAAGGGATAATATGCAATTAAAGATTGCCCGTGTAGTAGAGATTATTAATCGTCCTGAAAATAAAGATGATCATTTTCTACTATGGCATGACCTTGAGAGTGAGCGTGAGGTACTCTGTAAGTCTATTCCTGGGTGTAAAGCCGTATATGGCTCACAAGATGATGATGAATCCGATAAGATAATATCTGATTTTAAAGAAGGTCGGTTACAATATTTAGCAGCCAAACCTGAAATGCTCGGTGAAGGTTTGAATTTTCAATATCATTGCCATAAGGCAATAATGTTCATTGATTATCGGTTTAATGATAAATTTCAAGCTATTGCCCGTATTTACCGATTTATGCAAAAATATCCGGTTGACCTCTATCTTGTTTATGCAGAATCAGAAGGAGAGATATATAAGAATTTTATGCAGAAGTGGGCGCAGCATCGTGAAATGGTTGCTAAAATGACAGATATCGTTCGTGAGAATGGTTTGTTTGGATTGGAAGCTGGGGAAAAAATGATGCGTTGGATGTTTGCTATCCGTGAAGAGAAATCAGGTAAATTGTGGCAAGCTATCAATAATGATAATGTACTCGAATGCCAGAAAATGGCATGCAATTCTGTTGATTTGGTTGTTACCAGTATTCCATTTTCCAATCATTATGAGTATACACCGACATACAACGACTTTGGACACAATGAGAGCAACGATAAATTCTTTGAGCAGATGGATTATCTGACGCCTGAACTTATGAGGATTTTAAAGCCTGGTCGCCTTGCTTGTATCCATGTGAAAGACCGCGTTTTATTTGGTAACGCTACTGGTGATGGTATGCCCACTATTGACCCATTCTCTGAAATGACAGTCTTTCACTATATGAAACACGGGTTTCGATACATGGGACGTATTACGGTAGATACTGATGTTGTCAGGGAGAATAATCAAACGTATCGTCTTGGATATACCGAGATGTGTAAAGATGGTTCTAAAATGGGTGTCGGCTGCCCTGAATATGTACTTCTTTTCCGTAAACTGCCTTCTGATACTTCACGCGCCTATGCAGATTTGCCAGTAACCAAGAATAAGAATGAATATTCATTGGCCCGTTGGCAAATAGATGCTCATGCAAGTTGGAAATCATCAGGTAATACTCTATTGAGTTATGAAGATATGAAAGGTGCTGGTATTGACAAGATACGCCATTTGTTTAGGAACTACGAGCGTGAACATATCTACAACTATGAAGAACATGTCGCTTTCGCTGAAGAATTAGACGCTTACGGTAAACTACCAAAAACATTCATGGCTGTAGATCCTGTAAGTAAGAAATCTTGGATATGGGATGATGTTACTCGGATGCGTACACTTAATACGAAGCAGTCACAGAAGAAACGCCAAAATCATATTTGTCCTCTTCAGCTTGATATTGTTGAGAGGTTAATTGAACGGTATTCAAACAAAGGGGATTTGGTATTTGACCCGTTCGGCGGCATTGGTACTGTCCCTTACTGTTCTATTAGATTGGGACGTAAAGGACTTTCTATCGAGTTGAATTATGACTATTGGAAAGACAGTCTTTCATACTTGCATGAAGCTGAAATAGAAGTGAATGCGCCGACGTTATTTGATTTAATGGAAGCTATTTAATCTAAATAAGAATAGATATGTATTTGTATAAAAACAGGCCACCACCGTGACAAAATAGTGTGAGATTATTATTAGTCTAACAAATTAACCTAATCATTTATGATAACATTGAATAAGTTGGCTCCTAAAATTTTAAAGATTATAGAGCGCCGCTTTCATCTGAATGATAATACTTCTAAAAAGGCTTTCAGTTTAAAAATATCTGCTGCCTGGAGGAAGTTTGATGAATTATCAGAATTACCATGTGACGATATAAAAGACCATCCGGAGTATAAGAAGAGAGCTGCCGATATTATAATAGTTACCGTTGCTTTTCTAAGACATTACGGATGTAAGGATATCGAGGGCGAAATTAAGAGAGCGATAGATTTGCTTTCTGATGAGTCGGAAAGATGTGATTAAGGTGTTGTTACTGACTGTTCGTGTTGTTGATTTTGTGTTGTTGATTTTAATGCAGTTTGTTATGACAGAAACTATTCAAGTCTGCCTACTTGATTTTAACAAGGGGCAGCTCACGGGATTACCGAAGAATCCGCGTTTTTTCCGTGATTATCGCTTCGAAGCGATGAAGAAGAGTATTCAGGATTCGCCTGAAATGCTTGAACTTAGGGAACTTATAGTATTTCCCTATAATGATGGCCGGTATATTGTCGTTTGTGGCAATCTACGTCTACGTGCCTGTAAGGAACTTGGTTACAAGGAGCTTCCCTGTAAAGTCCTGGCACCGGATACCCCTGTTAAGAAGTTGAGGGAGTATGCTACAAAGGATAACGTCAATTTCGGTGAGAATGATTTGGACGTTATGGAAAACGAGTGGAATAAGGAGGAACTTCAGGATTGGGGGATCGAGTTCGGGCCGGAGAAGAAAGAAGATGAATTTAAGGAACGATTCGATGCCATCACGGATGATACAGCCATTTATCCCCTTATTCCAAAGTATGACGAAAAACATGAGTTGTTTATCATAACCTCAAGCAATGAGGTTGATAGTAACTGGCTTCGTGAAAGGCTGGATATGCAGCACATGAAGTCGTACAAGACCGGGAAAGTAAGTAAGAGTAATGTAATTGACATAAAAGACGTTCGCCATGCCCTGCAAAATAGTAATACCAAGTCATAAGCGACATGACCGGGTGTTCGCTAAAAAGTTGGTGAACGATCCTATAATTTGCGTCGCTGAAAGTCAGGCTGACTTGTACCAACAGTTTAATCCGGAGTGTGAAATCGTTACTCATCCGGACGATGTAATCGGTCTCATTCCTAAACGCAACTGGATGGCGAAACATTTTGGTGAGCTCTTCATGCTCGACGATGATGTTCATGCCTGCAAGGCGATCTATGCGGATAAAGGAGAACCCTGTCGGGTGAAAGACAAGGATAGAATTACTAACATCATTCAGTCATTATTTGAGATGGCCGGTATGATGGGTGTTCATCTTTTCGGTTTCACTTCCCGAATATCACCTGTGATGTACGATGAAACCGGCTTCCTTTCCCTCTCTAAAATGATAACCGGTTGCAGCTATGGAGTAATCTATAACAAAAATACCTGGTGGAATGAAGAGGTACGTTTGAAAGAAGATTTTTGGATTTCCTGTTATATGAAGTACAAAGAGCGTAAGATTTTAACCGATCTGCGTTATAATTTCGAGCAGAAGAGCACATTTGTGAATGCCGGTGGGCTTGCTTCGATCAGGAATCAGGAAGAAGAGCGCAAATCTATTCTTTTCATCAAAAAGAACTTCGGTGATAGTATCCTGTTAAAGAGTGCGACAAATAACGGCAAGGATAAGACGAAGCAGCTTGTACAGTATAACATATCCTGCAAATTCAAGTTCTAATAGTCTGTAAAAAAGGCGTTTAAATGGCGTTCATTCTGTTTGCTATATCCGTCTTTTTTAGCTAAATTTACTGATGTAATCAATTAAGAGTCAAACCATTAAATTAGAATTATGATTATTAGAACTGTTTGCGGATATGATTTCTTTGAGGTGAGTTCTGCAATGCAAAAAGCGATCCGGAGAGCTGATACCGGAGTGGCCGGCTTTTTTGCACTGGAGCTTTGGGCGAGTGGATACCGCGACTATGTGTGGAAGCGTCTATACACCATTAGTGCAGAAGATTGCTTCGGTATCATAACAAAAGAGATAGAAGCATTGTGGCAAGGTCATGAGCTTGTAAATAAGAATGCTACCGAACCAAAGGGGAGAATATTTGTCAGCAAGGCGGTTATTCTTCTTTGTGAGTGTAGAAAGAACCGGGATGCAGATCATTTGCAGAACTTTATCTATGACAGAAGGGATATCGACATAGAAAAATGGATAGATGATGTTAGACGTTATCCCATTGCCATCCCAGTATATACTTTTGATGTACATACAAGGAAAGGGAAAAAGCAAGGTAGGACCAAAGAAGAGTTTTTCAGGGAAGAATATGAAGCGTTACAGCCTCGTGTTCCTGGTTTGTTCGATGATTTGATATCTACCGATCTACCGGAGTAATTTAATGATGAAACCACAGCTACTTGGCCGTGGTTTCATCATTTATATAAGTCAAACCAATTTAATTCAAGAGAAAATGAATACGTATTACAAATTTGCGCCAAATGTATTTTTGGCAAAGTGTGATGAGAAACACGAAAAAGGTGAAACTATCGAAGTCACTACTAAGTACGGTAAAGAGAACGAAAGTATAGTATTTAATCTAATCTTCGAAAAAGAAGGATTTTACTATTACTCCATTGTAAGAGCTGACGGTTTTAATGCTCAAGAATGGGCGAAGCGACGAGCAGAACGTCGCAGGGAATGGGCTGCATCTGCTGTACGGAGAAGTAATGAATACTATAACAAGTCCAACAAAGATAAAGATTTTCTTTCCCTTGGTGAACCTATAAAAGTAGGACATCATAGCGAAAAACGACATAGAAAAGCGATAGACGATGCTTGGAACAATATGGGCAAAAGTGTTCAGTTTGACGAGAAGGCAGCAGAACACGAAAGTAAAGCAGAATATTGGGATAAGAGAGCTAATGCCATAAATTTGTCGATGCCTGAAAGCATAGATTTCTATGAGCATAAATTAGAGGTTGCAAAGGAATATCATGAAGGTGTCAAATCTGGGAAGTATCCACGTATGCACTCTTACACTTTAACTTATGCTAAGAAAGATGTAAACGAAGCTCAAAAGAATTATGACCTTGCAGTAAAGCTGTGGGGAGATATTTAATAGTCTTTGAACTACCTCAAACAATACGGTTATGGGAGAATTAACAAGAGAACCCTCATTACAAAGGGTAATGAGGGTTTCAGGTCGTGTGCCTGTACAATGTTCATGTAGTATTTGTAAACAGCAATGTAATACACCATGTTTAGGAACCCCGGATGATATTGAGAAGATTATTGATGCCGGATATTCTGATAGATTAGCTTTAACTCAATGGGCTGTCGGAATGTTATTAGGTGTTACCACTTCGATTGTACCTATGATTCAGCCCGTTGTAGGCAAAAGGTATTGTGCTTTCTTCGAGAATGGTCTTTGTATTCTGCATGATAAGGGTTTGAAACCCACAGAGGGGCGTTTATCTCATCATACGGTTAAAAAAGATAACTTCAATCCATTTATGGGCATTGCTTGGAATGTGGCAAAGGAATGGCTTATGTTTGAAAATGCAGAAGTTATTTCCCGTGTACTAACTAAGTTTGTTAAGGAGAGAAAGTTATGAGTGCACATTCATCTGTACGTGTTGATTGTAAGGCATTTGCGAAATGTGGTGTGAAATCCCTCTCTCATTGTCGGCGATATCGTGGTGAAGATAATTATTGTAAGGGATGTACTCTTATTCGCCGTAAACCTCGAAACAGAATGTTCGATGTGGATGGCAGAGAAATGAAAAAGTGTACACATTGTGGCCGCTATTTCTACCTTAATCGATTTTATGCAAGTTCGATCATATCGCATGGAAAGAAATACCGAAGATTATCATCTTGGTGCCGTATGTGTATATCAGAAGTAAATAATAAAAGAAATTCTAAATAAGTCAAATATGAATTATGGAAACTATTTTAGAAAAAGAATTGAATAAATACGTTTGATTTATCAGAAAAAATGAAAGCGAAGAAAGTATCGATTACCACTCAAGAAACGGAAGCTATTAAATTAGCGCTCAAAGAACTTCAATTGA